AGGTTAAGGATAGTGATTTTAAAGTAGGTGTTAAAGTATTCTTTCATGACATGGCAGGAACTGAATTTGAGTTTAATGGAGAAAAGATTTTCAGTATCCGTGAGAATGATATAACTGCAATTATTCTTGATTCATGAAACATGTATTTATAATAGGATCTGTAGTCTCACCTAGTAAAGGGAGATTTGATTACATGGATACCAGGAGTACTCAAACTGGTAAAGAAAGAATGGTAGAGACTTTATTAGCAATAAATTCAGTTTACTTACTGTATCCAAATGCAAAGGTTTATTTAGTAGATGGATCATTAAAAGAATCTTCTGCTGATCTTCATTTGTCTTTTATAATAAATATCTGGGGATATAAAGATTTAGAATGTATAAGAATTGAAAACTTAAATAAAGATGCCGCCAAGGTTATAAATACACATCATAATAAATCACACTGCGAAGCTGTCTTATATTCTACATTCTTAAATCATTATAGCCATAAACTAAAGGAATACGACTTTGTGACAAAACTATCAGGTAGATATAACTTAAGCGATAATTGTGGTAGTGGTTTAAATGATAAAGATGGAGTTTACTTTAAGAGAATATGGGATTATGATAATCCATATGATACAATACTAGCTTATCCTGATATGATGTTGCCTGGTCAGACAGAATATGAAATGAATTGGACTGCGAGTTTTTGTTTTTCTTTTGGTATTAATAGACTTAATGATTTTATAGAGTTTTGGGAATACATTAAAGATAACACACAGAATACTTCTAAAAGTAATGAAAGGATCATTAGATACTGGCTCTGGAAAAATGAGATAGTATCAACTGATTTAGATTGGAAAATATTAGCGTTTAAAGGAGACGGTGATGGGATTTGGCATTTTTAATTTTTTTCTTGTTAGTGTGAAACTAAGTATAGATATGAATATATAAATAACAAAGGAACTGATTATTCAGGGACTTTTAAACTGGCACTAACAAGGCAAAGTATATTGGCAATTCCCGGGCACGCAAATAGGCAATGCTAAGTTATGGCTTTTAAATTAACAAAAAGTAAAACTTAAAAAAAGGCAATTAAAATGGCAAATGAATTCGACATTTTCAGTGTAAGCGTCAATGACCTTGACACTGGAGACAGACCCGCACCAAGTAGCGATCTGTATTCACCAAAACCCGATCAGGGACAAGACGGTACCTACCGTTCATTAATTAGGTTTCTACCTAACGTAAAAAATCCACGCAAACCTTTCGTTCGTAAGTATGTCTATTGGTTAGAAGACCGAGATGGCAACGGATTCTACGCAGATTCACCATCTACCGTTGGAGACAAATGTCCGGTACAGGATATGTTCTTCAAACTTAGAAACTCTGAATCGGCTGTAGATAAAAAGATGTCAGAGGGACTTAAGCGTAGAGAAGTATTTTACGCACTGGTACAAATTGTTAAAGATCCACAAAACAAGGAGCTTGAAGGTCAAATTAAAGTAATGAAATTTGGCTACAAAATTAAAGCTAAAATTGATGAGGAACTTAACCCACAGTTTGATGAACCTACACAAGTGTTTGATCCATTCGAAGGTAAGAACTTTGAATTGATTATTTCTAAGAAAGGTGGTTATCCTAACTACGATTCATGTAAATTCCAAGGCTCTCGTTCTGCTATGACAATCAACGGAGAATCTGTAACCGCTGATGACGCAGGGAGAACTGCAATTTTGGATTATGTTAAGGATGCACCTGAATTGGCTAACTTCGATTACCGACCATGGAATGATGAACAGAGAACTAAAGTTATGAACGTTCTTTCTCAGTTCAGTAATCCAGGTGAGGCTATTGAAACTGTTACCAAACCACAAGCTGCACCTGAACCTAAGAAGGCTGAAAAGGCTGCTGAAGCTGTAACCGAAACTGCTTCATCTACCGAAAGCTCTTCAGGTGGAGATGACTTTGATGATTTCATTAACGGATTAGATCTTTAATCCTATGGGAACAGAAGGAGTAATATCTTCTGAGATGAAGGCTCGGATTATCGATAAGGTAGTCCGAGTTCTTCATCAAACCCATTCTCATCCTGAAAAAAGAAGAGTCTTAGAGGGAAGAGAACGTTTAAATTTTGCATGCCCTTACTGTGGTGATTCTACTGATAATGAAAGAAAGAAAAGAGGTAACCTTTATTGGAATGATTTATACATTCACTGTTACAACTGCTCAGCTCATGTAAGTTTAGATGTTTTTCTAAAGGATCATAATTTAAATTTTGAAGGAGAAGACCGTATTGATGTTTTAAACTTCATTAAAGAAAACCGAAAAAGCTTCTCATTAGGTGAAACTTTAGAATTTCATCTCTTTGAAAAAATTAAAGATCTCTCATTAACATTTGATGAAATTGCATTAGGCTTTAATGTCTATCCAATTAACTCTCTTACCTACAGAGCATATCCTTATCTTAAGAGTAGATTACTTCATCATAAAACAGAATACTTTGGGTATGATCCTAGACGAAAGGAGCTGTATGTTTTTAACTTAACTTCTGATAATAAGATTATAGGTTTTCAGACTAGGGATTTATCAGGAGAGGGTGGTGGTCCTAAATATAAAACCTGGAATATTGAAAGGATTTATGATAGGCTTAAAAAACCACTTAATGTATCTGAAGAAGAAATGGATTCTCTAAATAAGATATCTATGATCTTTGGAATTCTTACTGCAGATATGAGTAGAGACTTTACTGTATTTGAAGGTCCTATAGATGCTATGTTTATGACAAACACAATCGGTTTAACCGGTGTAAAAAAGCAAATACTGGATTTTAATGATATTCCAACAGTTAGGTATTTCTTTGATAATGATATAGAAGGAAAGACAAGAATGATTGAAAAACTAAAGTCAGGTAATACTGTCTTTATGTGGGATAAGTTTTTAAAGGATTTTAGAATACCATCAAAAAAGGTTAAAGACTTAAACGATCTGGTTATGTATGAATACAAACATAGAACTGGGTGTCTAAGTCAGTTGGATAAATATTTTACAAATAATCATTTAGATTTAATTTTCGTATGATAAAAAATTATAATGAATTTGTGACTGAACAATTTGATGATTTTTACAAAGACTTTGAAACTTCAAAAAAGAAACTTAAACTCTTTACTAAATTTGGTAAGATGAAAGTAGATTCATTTGATACTAGCTTTACATTACCTGAGCCTAAGAAAAAGTTTCAACCTAAGATTAAGAATTATAAAAAGACTAACAACGATAAAGGTATATTTTAATGGCATTTGACGATACACAAATTAAAGAAGCTAACGAACAGTTAGAACAAAGACTAACTAAAGATCGTGAAGATTGGAAAGAAAAGATCAAAGATCTTGTAAGTAAGCTTAAAAACATGAACGAATTATCAGAATGCCAAGTAAGAATGCTATCTTATAGACAGATACTCTTAGATAAGGTTACTGATTTTAAGACAACAATATATAAAAGAAACGCTACTTGGGATAAGTATTACAAATCACAGTATAGAGAATATTCTGTTAACTATGATATTAAGCTAACCAACGGTGAAAAAAATCAATTCATTAAAGCAGACTTAGCCTCGCTTAGGACCCAAATAGACATGTTACAATCTCATATTGATTATTACTATGAATGTATCAAAACGCTGGATAATATGGCCTTTGCTATTAGGAATCGTATTAGCTTAGATGATAAAGAATTTTAATGGAACTTTCGTTATCAGAAAATAAAAAGTTTTTAGTAATTGACTCATGTACCGAGATGGAATATGAGCAGTTAAAATCTAGTCTTACAAAGAAGATTGAAGGATGGAGATTCCACCCATTAGTCAAAAAGAAAGTTTGGGATGGAAATATCTCATTCATAAAAAGAAATAAAATTCCTGCAGGTTTATGGAAAGAAGTTATTGATATTTGTAAAGAATATGATTACCAGTTTACCTTAAATGGAATAACTGATATCTTTGATACTTCTATTACTGAGGATGTCTTTAGGGAATGGGTTGATGACTTTTTTAAGAACTCTGATATTAAACCACGAGACTATCAAATTGATGCCGCGTTAAAAATTCTTAAGTATAGAAGATGCCTTGCTGAATTAGCTACATCTGCAGGTAAAACCCTTATCTCTTTTATGGTTGTTGCTTACATGATGGAACAGTTAGGTAAAAAGAAAATCTTAATGATTGTGCCTAATGTTAGTTTGGTTGTACAGGCAACTGGTGATTTTGAAGAATACAATAAAGGTAGGGTACCTATTAAGATTCAACAGATATACGCAGGCGTTAAGATACGAAAAAGTTCTAATGTTGTAATTGGTACATATCAGTCATTGACCAAAAAGGATGAAGAATACTTTAGCCAATTTGATGCGGTCTTTGTAGATGAGACTCATAAAGCCAAAGCAAATTCAATCCAAAAGATTATGGATATGTGCTGGCATTGTGATTATAGATTTGGTCTTAGTGGAACTATTCCTAAAAGAGGAACTGTTAATAGGCTAAGTTTAATGTCAGCAATGGGCCCTTTAGTTACTCAAGTAAAAGCCGCTCATTTACAAGATGAAGGTTATATTGCAAAATGTAAAGTACTACAAATCCACATGGAATATGCAACCGATGCGCAAAAGGAAGCATTTTCATCTCTATCTAAAAACCCTTATGATAGACAAAAACTGTTTAGTCTAGAACAGAACTTTATTAATGAAAGTGAAAAAAGATTAGACTTTATTTGCCAAGTAATTAAAAAGTCAACATCCAACTCATTAGTGCTATTCCATAAAATAGCATACGGTGAAAAGATATATCAAAAGCTTAGAACTATAACCGATAAAAAGGTCTATTATGTAGATGGTTCAGTAAAGTCTGATTTTAGAGAAGAGTTTAAAAGCAGAATGGAAAAGAATGATGATGTTATTATTGTAGCTTCATACGGAACATTCTCTACAGGTATTTCTATTAAAAACATACATAACATATTTTTTACCGAGTCATTTAAATCTGAAGTCATTATCAGACAGTCAATTGGTCGTGGATTAAGAAAGCATGCATCTAAAGATACTGTTAAGATTTATGATTTTATTGATGACTTTAGATATAAAGCTGATGACCATGATTGGATGAATTACATTTATCGTCATGGTATGGAACGCCGAAAAATATATAAAGAAGAAAAATTCCCATTTGAAGTTCAGAATGTTAGATTCTAATATAGAATATCTTTCACATGGGACATGGATATATAAAAAAAGAATCAAAAAAAGATAAATTAACATGAAACCAATCAAAAAGTTTTCAACGATTGCTACGGCAACTGATTCGCTTAATGAATCTGCTAAAGTCAATCAAGACGCCGTAATGGATCTTGTTAAAAAGATGGGTTACGAAAGTGTCGAAGAATTAAAGAAAGAAAAGAATCTTTTGTCTAAATTAGAAGCATTACTAAAAGACTTTACTCCAAAGCAAGATATATCTGAAGATGAAATTGAAGAAGATAGAGCAGAGGATATTGAAGATGAAAGCAAAGCCAAAGGCGAACCTAAATCATTAGAAGGCGAAGAAGGCGAAAAAGAAGAAGATAAAGAAGTAGGTGGAACCGGCGAAGTTGCCGAAGAGGATGAAGTTGAAGAAGATACTGCTGAAGACATCGAGGATGAAGTAAATGCAATAGGAGAACCTAAAGACGTTGAAGATGAAGCCGGTGAAAATGTTACTGATGATCAACCTGTTACTGATGAAGTACCTGCTGAAGGTGATGACGAAGAATCAGGTATTGATGTAGAAGAGGAAGAAGATACTCCTGCTGCTACTCGTAGAATAATGGCATTTGAAGATTTCATTAAAGAAAAGGAAGTTACTGTTAATAAGAATGTTAAGTATCATGATGATGATGAGGAGCCAGAAGATTACGCTGCTCCTATTGCTGCTTCTGCTGATCCGTTAGCTGAAGAAGATGAAGAAGAAGAAATTGAACATGATAAAGACGCAGCAAAAGATGACTATGCTCATATAGAAGATTTGAAAAAAGATGCTGCTGATGATAAGGAAGAAGAAGACGAATTAGAGGATGAGGATATGCATCACAAGAAAGACGAATCAAGAATTATGTCTTTCTCTAAATTTGTTAATGAAGCATACGGTTCTAAAGAAGACGAAGAGGTAGAAGAATCTGATGAAGATGAGGTTACTGAAGAAGTTGATAACGGTCCTGAATTAAAAGATGAAACGGCTGATCAAAACGGCATTGTGATTAAGGTTGCAAAAGGTGACGGTCCTGAATCAGCCGCAGGTATTGCAGGTGATATTATGGATATGGGTAAGCCTGAAGAAGAGCCTGATTCAAAGGGTGAAGAATTGGTTACTAAAGACCAAAACATTACCACTGCACCAGAAACTGCAAAAGATGAAGCCGATGTACAAGGTACTGTTGTTGTAAAGGAAGAAGAAGAAGTAGAAGCTGAAGAAGAGGAAACTGTTGAAGAAGCTAAAGTATCAGAAAAAGAAATTAAGTCTGATAAGGAATTTGAAGAATATGCAACTGAAATTCTAAAAAATGCTCACGGCGATGATTTTGATGAAGCCAAAGCAAAAGAAGTTATTGACGGTTTAAAATCTAAGTATAGCGGAGATTACGGTGCTATGGTTGGGGCGTTACAATCTTCAATGGGATAACATAAACTAATTACATGAAACATATTAAATTGTTTGAAGAATGGCTGGCCGATAAAAGCCAGCCATTTCTTTTTGAAGGCGGAGCAGCTGGTCATATGAGCCATCCGTATGATGATAAAGGATTAACCTTCGGTGACTTTAAAAAGATCGTTGATGCAGGACTTCGCGGGGAATTGAACTTTGAAGAGGATCCTATTGAAAAGACCGATGGGCAAAACTTATTTGTTACTATGAAAGATGGTAATGTTATGTTTGCCAGAAATACAGGTGATACAAAAGATCCTATGAGTCTTAGTCAATTCGTATCAAAGTTTGAATCTCATGATGTTCCTATGGTAAGAGATACATTTACTTTTGCTGCTAAAGATCTTGCTAGTCTTTTAGTTAAATTGCCTAAACCAAAACAAGAAGAGATTTTTGATAATGGTAAGAACTTTATGAATATGGAGCTTATCTATTCTAAAAATCCTAATGTAATTAACTATGATACTGATGTTATTCAATTTCATAATATTACAAAAACAGATGGTGATGGGAATATCTTAGATACGGATAGTAGACCTGCTAAAGAAATTCCACAAATCTTAGCCAAAGTAAAATCTGATATAGGTAAAACATTTAAGATTATTCCACCTAGAATACTTCAACTACAAAGAGATGTTGATTTTAGCGCTAATAAGAAAAGGTTTGAAGATAAAGTTATTGCATTACAAAATCGTTATGGTTTAAATGACGGTGATGAAGTTTCTCGTTACCATGAAATGTGGTGGAGAGAATTGATTGATGCAGACTTTCCTAACCTTTCACAAGATGTTAAGGAAGGGCTTTTACGGAGATGGGCGTACGGCGATAAGAAAAGCTTAAATATGAGATCTCTTGAAAAGCAAATCGGAAAAGATGAAGCTGCATTAGTTAAGAAGTATGATAAAGAAGATGTTAAGAAAAAGTATAAAGAAAACATTAGACCTTTTGAAGATCTATTCCTGGAGCTTGGTGCTACTATTATTAGGAATGCAAGTAATTTTGTTGCGGCAAACCCATCTGATGAAGCACAAAGATTAAGAGCTTATCTTGATACTGAAACTACTAAAATTAGAAAAGGTGGCGGTGTTGATCAAATTAAAAAGGTTGAAGACCAATTGGCTAAACTTGACCGAATCGGTGGCCTTGATTCAATTTATCCAAGCGAAGGTATTGTCTTTAGATATAACGGAAAGCTATATAAATTAACTGGTGCTTTTGCTCCACTTAATCAATTATTAGGTATTATTAAGTACGGAAGATAGATAGACTGGATTCTTATATTGCTTACCTCTAGAGGGAGCCAACATTTGAGTTTTGGGTATATACTCTAACTGCTATAAAGTATGATAAAGGGCGACTACATAACCGCCCTTTTTCTATATGGTTATAATCTAAAGAATATATAAACTGATAATCAAAAATAAGCAAATGAAAGAGTTAACTCAGATTTATAAAGATTCAGGAAAGCAACTTATAGATGATCTTTTTAAGGACTACCTTGTAGTAACAGAAAAATTATCCGGATCTTCTTTTTCTTTTCAACGAAAGGGTGATGGCGTGGAATTCTATAAAGGTGGAAACCAAAGACCTATTAACCTAATTGATAGGACACTTATGGTCTATTATGAAAAACCCATCAGTTACATTAAATCGGTAGTTTCTAAAAACTTTAATAGTATACCTGAAAACTGGAAATTCTGTTTTCAATATTTTGTTAATAATCAACCCAGTGTAATAACATATGATAGAATGCCTAAGAATCATCTGGTTCTTACTCATATTAAGGTTATGGCACCTAGCGGTAATGTTATGAAAGTTATTGAAGATCCTAGAGTTATTAATGACTGGTCAAATGCATTAGGTGTTACTCCACTATTGCCTCTATTTAAAGGTTATCTAACAGATGATCAGAAACAAAAAATCAAAGAGTTCTTAAATACACCTAAAGAGGATCATGCAGAAATCTTTAATACTAATTCATTTGCAGAATATCTTTTAAGAATTTTAAATCCTTCTATCCAATCTACTACTTTACAACACGATTTAAAGAAACCAATTGAATCAATAATATTTAAGTTCTATAAGGCCGGGACTAGACAAAACGTTGCAGCTAAGCTAATAGACCCTTATACAGTTAACCTTATGAAAGATAAGGAACCTATTGATTTAAGAAAGGCACCCGCTGATATTAATGAAATTATCTTATTGGATCTTTTAGCATTTATTGAAGAAAGAGGAATTAAGAAACATGAGATCTTAGGAGATACTGAAGATATGAGATACATTGAAATGGTGTCAAATATTTTTAATGACTATGTAACTAAGAGAGGTAAGGATATTACAAAGATTGATATTGAAAAAGCCGAGTTTGCAAAAGGTGATGAATTTGATCTTAATGTAGAATTAATACCAAGTCAAAGAACTAAAGATATACTTAATGAAAATCCACAACTTAAAGATCTATTTAAGATAATGTTAGGATCATTAAAAAAGAAAAGAAAAAACGGAGGAAACATTATGACACCATCTGTCATTAATGATTTTAACCAAATGGTAGATAAAGTAATTGATGTCATACAACCAAATGACGATGATTCGTTTAAGACTTTTGATGATTATTTAAAGATTAAGTCAACCAATGAATCTCTTTTACCAACAGCTGAAGAAATGATAGTTGAGGAAAAGGTACTTAATTACAATTCGTTTATCAATTTAGGTAGAGTTATTGTAGAGGAAGATGGCAAAACCTTAGTAAGAAATAAGAAAACTGGAGATGAGTACGAAGTTAAAAATCCAGACCCTAAAAAGCATGAAATAGTAGAGCCTAAAGGTAAAGAAGATAAGGAGGCAGACGAACAGCCACAAGAAGGTGCAAGTGAAAAGATATCTAAATTATCTAATAGAGTAGGTGATGAAATAGAAAAGATTAAAGATCCAGATAAAAAAGAAAATGCAGAACAGGTATTAGATACATTAAATGTTATTAATGATCCTAATGCACCAAAAGAAGATAAGATTGAAGCAATACAAGCATTAAATGATGCAGGGCTGATTGCAAGAAATAGTGTAACTGCAAAGGCTACAAAAATGTATTTAAACACATCAGCAACAGGTCTTCCAAGAAAACTTTTAGTACCAAGTTCTGGTAGTCCTTCTGAAATAACCAATTTAATGAAAGAAATTGGATTGGAAAACTTCTCACCTGAAGGTGGAAAGATTGGCAGAAAGGAAATGACAGCTGCTAAAATATTTGGTGAAGAAAAAGTTGTAAACGTAAAAACTGAAGTATTAGAAGATGGCATTCAAATAGGTGGTGGTAAAATACAAAAAACTAAAATACCTTCAGATGATGAGCTATTAAAGGTATATGGTTCTAAAGAAGATGCTGATTTGGCAAAAAAGTTTTTAGAGAGAAGAAATAACATTATTGATTCTGCAATGAACTCATTTAAGTCAGGTGAAATGTCAATCATAGAACCGGTTCCTAATACTCCACCTTCATCACCAGAAAACAGAGATAAGCTAAAAAATGCTACGGCGGATTCTATAGTAGAAGGATTTGAGGAACAATTTAAAAAGACAGGAAACGCCCCGTCAAAATCACAGACTAAGATTTTAAATGATTTTAAGAATCTTAAAGATAT